CTGGGTTTACGGTATACTTTGATGGTGTTGCTCAAACGAATGTATCAATGGGAAGTACTGTTACACTTAGTACAAAAACTACAGCTTCATTAGTAGCAGGTCATGGTTCTGGTGGTAGTTTATTCTATGCAAATATGATACTTGACGATGTTAAAATATGGGATAAGGAGTTTACACCTACAGAAGTAACTGATGATATTGCTTCTGGACCTTTGAATCCTCCTATATTATCAGGCAATTTACTTATGTACTGTAAGATGGGAGATGATGCTGAGTTTACAGGTGGTACATGGTACTTACCTAATGGAATTGGATCAGATGAATTTTATTCGGTAAATATGGACATAACTAATAGAGTATTAGTATAATATATTAACACACAAACATGACATCATCAAACATAACAGCTTTATAATAAATATAAATTATGGAAAATAGAAAATACTTTATAGTAACAGTACCTAATGAGAATATGATTCATGCTTTAGATGTATGTATTGGTGACAATGAAGATCAAAGATGGAATCTTGCAGAAGATGAACTCTTAGTTAAAACAACTGATGATTTAATCAATACAAAGATCAATAGTGGAGTAAGTAGAACTAAGATATTTCCAAAAGGTTTAACTACTGAATATACTTATGAAGAAGTATTAGCTCTTATGGGTACTATTGAATGGGTTATACCTTTAGTATAATTAACTTATCATACTTATTGATAACATAAACAAACTAAAATATACAACAATATATCTTTTGTAACACTTTAATAAAAAAGATGTCGTATATTTATGCTAATATAAAACACAAAACAAATAACAAATGAATGACTTACCACATTTTGCACTTACCGTTGGTGACTTAGATGAAGAGGAGAATGTATTTATGACATCTCTTGTATCTGATCCAGCCACTGATATGAAAGTACAAGTCTTCTCTAAACAAGAAGAGAAAGCACCTATGAAGTTCGCACAAATGCCAAGCAATGGTGAATACGAACGCATTATAAGTGGAGTTTGGATGATGCCTGATACTAAGTATTACCGTGTAGTTAATGGATTTGAATTTACTGTATCATTCACTAAAGATGAATTGAAGAAAGTACTTATCAATTACTTAAAGAATGACAAAGCTGATTGTTTTGATATTGAACATGATGGTAATTTAGTAGCTGATTTAGTATCAATCGAACATTGGGTTATTGAAAGTAAAGAAACACGAAGTCCTGTACTTGGTTATAGTGCTGCAGATTTAGGATATAATGTGAATGAATTACCTATTGGAACTATCATGAAATCTGTTTATATAAAGAATGAACAATTTTTCAATGATATGATCTTATCTGGTAATGTAATGGGTTACTCAATAGAAGGATTATTCAACTTAACACAAATAGACGAAGCAATGATTAACACGATGCAAACAGAACAATTTAGTAAGATGTTTAACGAACTTGGATTAGTACAGAATGAAGGTACTTTGATGACTAAGGAAGGTAATCTATCTTTCAAGAAGAATGAAATTACTATCAATGACGTAAAGGTTAATGATGGCGAATATAAAACAACATTAGGATTCAACGTAGTAATAAGAGAAGGTAAAGTTATTGACTTTGGTTTCAACAATGAAGTTCAAACACCTGCAGTTGATAGCGCAGTTCCTGAACAAGTAGTTAGTCAACCTGAAGTAGTAGTTGCCGATCCTATTGCTAATACTGAAGTAGACACTCAAGTCGCTCAGGTAGTTGTTGAACCTACTCCTGTTGTTGAACAACCTATAGTTACTCCTGAAGTAGCTGCTAAAGATCCTATTCAAGAAAGACTTGATGCTATTGAAAGTAGAATGTCTGAGAAGGATGCAATGATTAGTGAATTACAAGAGAAACTTGCGACTGAAACTAAAGCTAAAGAGGAACTAATTAAAGCTTCACCTGTTCCTAAGAGTAAAGTAGTTGCTGCTGAAGTAGATCTTACTAAGTTTATCGTAAGACGTAAAGACGGAGTAGATTATGCTATCCCAATTAAATAAGTAATAATATGAAAACTGGAATAATATATTGTTATGTAAATAAAGTTAATGGTAAATGTTATGTTGGTCAAACAATACACGAAAGTCGTCGTAAGATCGCCCATATACAAGATGCTTTTAAATATAATAAACAAACTCCATTTCATAGAGCTATAAGAAAATATGGGGTTGATACATTTGAATATATAGTGTTAGATACTGTTAATGTTAATGTATTAAATGAAAAAGAGACTTATTGGATATCTAAGTTAGATTCTTACAAAAAAGGATATAATGCAACAGAAATAGGTGGATCTAATAGAGGCTTTAAGAGGTCTAAAGAATCAAATATGAAATCATCTATATCTATTAGTAAACCCATATACCAATTAAATAAAAACAATACTATTACATCTGAGTTTACTTCAGTTAAACATGCTGCAGTTAGTTTAGGTGATATAAAGTTTGCAGGTCATATTAGTAAAGTTTGCAATAATAAAAGAAAGTCTGCTTATGGTTATAAGTGGATGTTTAAAAATAAAACAAATAATTTAATAAATAACAATAAAACATTTTAACTATGTCTTTAACTGTAACAAACAACAACTATGCAGGAGTTTTGAACCCTGGGTTGTCTGCTTTAATCTCAATCGGTGCTAATGATTACACTCTATGGCATTCAGCTACTACTTCAGGTAGCAAAGTACGCATGTCTTATGTAGATGCTACTACAAGTCTTCAAGATCTTTCAGGTGGTATCTGTACATTTGCTGATGCTGGTGATAGAACTCTTGACTTTATGAACTTGGACTTAGTTCAACTTGGTTCTCAACAATCTGCTTGTATAAGCGAATTGTATGCAACTGATTACGCTTCTGCTTCTGCAGGTTATCTAAATCAAGGAGTTGATCCTGAATTGGTTAACGCTTGGGCTGAACGTTTAGTTGATGGATACTCAAAAGGAATGGAGAATCTTCGTTGGTCAGGTGACCTTTTAAGTGGTGTTCCTGCTCTTGCATTCCAAGACGGTATCGTTCTTCAAATTCAAGCACTTGGTGCTTACGTTGCTGGTGCAAATGATACTGGATACCAAAAAGTTGCAACAACTGTTGTATCTGCTGCTAATGTAATTGCTGAACTACAAAAACACATTGCTGTTCTTCCTTTCGAAGTAACAAGTCATCCTGGTTATAAGTTGGTAGTTGCTCCTGGAGTTGCTAAATTCTTCCAACAAGCTGTAATGACTGCAACTGGTGTTAACAACTTGATGTTGGTTGACACGGATTTAGCTACTGGTCGTATTACTTCTAACTTCTTTGGATTTCCTATCTATATGGCTAAAGGTTTAGGAGCTACTGCTGCTAACAACAACAACATCATGAGTGGTATCTTCGTTGATGCTCCTGAAGGTGTTATCAAATGGGGTGTTAACCTTCCAAGTGATGAACAGAATATCGAATTGAAAGAAACTAATGATGGAGATAATCTTCGTTTGAGATTGGCTTCTGCTCAAGCAGTAACTGTTATCCCTAATGGATCTCAAATCTCTTTGAATATATAAGAAACAATGTAAGATACTTTAGTAGTATGTTCTCATATTATTATTGTATCTTACTCTTCTTATAAAACAATAAACAATTACAATAAACTTATAAAATATATAATTATGTCTTTATACTGTTCACCAATCACAGACAACATCAGCAAAGTATGTGGTCCTAAAAAAGGTGGTTTGATCAAGAATCTATATATGGCTAACTTTGGTCAATTAGATTCAACAACTATCACAACTAACGAAGTTACTGCTATCACAATGAAAGCGGATCCTTTGACTGTTTGGGGTGCAAACTACATTTGGTTCCAACTTGGTGTTAAAAAACAAACTGCAGGATTTACTAATCCAGCTAACATCGGAGATTCTAAATTCTTCGATCAAACTTTAAACTTCACAATCGAAGGATTTGATACTGCAACTAAACTTGCTTTCGAATCTATGATTGACGGAGAAGCTTTATTCATTGGTATTGATGGAAATGGTGTTGCTCATATGATGGGTCGCTTGTCTGGAGCTGAAATGACTGAAGGTTCTATTGGAACAGGTGTTGCTACTACTGATTTGATCGGTGGAACTGCTACATTCGTTGCATCTGAAGTTGAAGTTATGAAAACTATTACTGCAGGTACTACTATCTCTGTTCTTAATGAAGATGGTATTACTGTTGATGTAATAACTCTTTAAGAAATACAACTTATATCGTGTTAAGTGATTTAGTTCACGGAGGAGAGTTTAGTTTCGTACTTTTCTCTCCTTTTTTTATAAAATATACATTCTTTAATAACAATATAACTAAACAAATATGAGTTGTAACGACATAACGGGTATCTCCGGTAGTAACTGTACTAAATCAATGGGTGGAATCACTAATGTTTGGATCTTTCCATTCAATAACATTGGATCATACATATATACCGCTGACTATTTACAAAAGATAACAGGTTATTCAACTAATGTTGTTCCTGTTCTATATGAACCTAATGCTAAATCATCTGATTATAAAGGTACTTATAACAAATCTGATTATAAAGCTTATAGTCATGAGTTAATTCTTGCATTTAGTAAGATGGAAGCAAGTAAAAGAGAAGAGCTTATCAAGTTAGAGAGTATGGATCTTACAATCATATTCAGTGATCGTAATGGATTAACATGGATCATGGGCCAGGACTTTCCTGTTCAACTAAATATTGTTAATGTAGGTTCAGGAGTTAAAGGTGGTAACTCTATGTATAACTTGACATTTACATCTAAAGAAAAGAATCATATAAGGGAAATTGAAGCTCCTTCAGATACATGTTTCGTATCATTTGAGGGTACTGAAAGTAGAACATCCACAATTGAAGTTACAACTGCATCTTTACTTACATGGGAAGACTTCCGTATAACTGCTGATGAACAAATATTAAGTTACTTTAGTCCTTCACCGTTAGATCCAGTCAATTGGGCTACTCCTGCTACATTGTTAGCTGACTTAACTCAATTAGCAATACTTATCAATCAATATGGTACATCTGTTGTCCCCAATGTTACTTTAACTGGATCATATGATATACCAACTGATACAGCTACTATCGTTATAACATCTCCTGATACTACTTATGGGGCCTTTGAAGTTGATAACACTGTATTTAATACGGCTGTAGGGATATCACTAAATCTTACGACTGTCTTAAGTCCGTTAGTTGCTAACCCAACTACAACTATTACAGTTACCGATTCTGTTGGTACATTATATACAGGAGCATATCAAAGTGCTGTTAGTGGAACAGGTTTAACTGGACTTACTAATGATAGTATAATTGATATATCTACATTATACCCAAGTGGAACAGTCTTTACAATGACTACCAATCTTGGTTGTTCAACTGTAACTTATGAATATACATTTGAGAATACATTAGGGTTATGTGAAATACTAACTTCATTCGACTTCTCTAAAGGAACTCCTTGTAGTATTGATGTACCTTATGTTACAGGTTATGCTGGATGTCCTAAGTTTCAGAGTATGACTATAAATATGTTTGGTAACATCTATAACTTATACAGCCTACATACTGAATGGCATGATGTGTTAGCTACATTTGAAAAGGATATACTTAATTTATTCAATCAAGCACCAATAGACATTGATACTAACTCAGTTGTATTTACTGATAATACTACTTATGTTACAATAGAGTTCAATACAGTTGGATTAAACGCAACTGATGCATACTTTAATGTAGATGTAACAGGTTTTAATCAACCTGCTGTCAATGTCAATCAATGGAAACAATCAAGAGTGTTGAACTTAAATACAGCTGCTCCTTATCCTTCTATTGTATCTCACACAGATGAATATACTAATGTTATAAGTGGTGAGAACCTTGTCGATATTCAATCTAACTTAACATATGGACTATCTAATACTTCATTCACATCTAATACATCTATTGATAATGTTGGATTGATTTGGGGATTTGATGGAACACAACCATATAATGAGTTATCAATCATAACTACCGCAGCTGATGCACCTGAATGTTTAACTCCTTCATTGAATAGTTCATTTGATCTATGTTATACAGGATATACATCTACTTCAATTGCAACTTATCAAGACATCACATTAGATGTAACATCTGGTTCAATTGACTTAGGTAAGACTTTCGAAATGGTAACAAGTGTTGGTACAACTAAGATAGTCTTAGGAAGTGATGTAACTACTAAATCAAATCATCATTTACTTACTCAAAAGCTTAATGCAATAGCTGAATTAAGAGTACTTCATATGAGTTTTGATCCATTGTTGAGAACATATACCATATCACTTAGAATCAATTCAGGAACTACTATAGTTTCATTCGAAGAAACAACTACTGCAAGATCATTTACATTGGTTGCTGCTGTATCATTGTTTAAAAATACTTTAGATACACCTGTCAATCCATATGTAGAACTTGATTGGACATTACCTACAACTGTTGCATCAAGTGCTACAGGATCTATAGATGCAATGCAAGGACATTGGCAAGATGATACTATTGCTACTAATGCAATTGAAGTTATTTGGGATCAAGCAGGTGATACAATCACTCTTACTAAAGGTTATACTGCTGCTTCAACACTTGCAACTGAATATGTTGTATCTTTACATGAAGCATATCCAACAAATAGTAACTCCTTTTTAACTATGACTTTAATTCCAGCTACAGCTTCTTATGTTGAAGGTTCTGTCGCCGGTACATTGATAACTAACGGATCAAGTGTAGGAGCTATAAACTATGTTGCTTATACTAACTATCTTGGATGGACTTATGTTGAAGCTATTGACTTAAGTATTGCAAATGATGCTGTATCATTCGATGAATCACATATAGAACCTAAGATTTGGGGAACAAATGATTCACTTGAATACATTGGTACTGAAACTCTTGCTGCTCCAACTATTACAAGTATAGCATGTGTTGATGCATGTGCAGGTATTGGTATTCAATCATACCCATTCTCAGGTAATACAACAATAGTTTATACTTACACAGGAACACCATGGCAATATACAGGAGTATTAAGTTCTACAACTACTACTATGATTAAGACAATAGCAAGAATAGAAATAGTATTAACTCCTCAAACTACTCCAGCTGTTACAACTAACAATATGCTATTAGATACTGTTGGATGTGTTGCTGGCTTCCAAGATTGGAACTCAACATCAGTGTTTGACTTCGCAGGTGATCCTACAGGTAAATCATATGATCAACAAGTAACTTGCTATGATATACTTGGTAATGTTATAACAACTTTTGCACATTCCACTTATATCTTTTAATAATAACAATAATATTTTACTTTAACTTTAAAAACAAATAACAATGGCAAACGCAATTACAATCTCTGCTAAGTACTTTCCGACAATTGGACTTATTGGTCAAAGTGTAGGATTCGTCGACTTTACTCCAGCTCAATTAGCAAGTGATGGGTATATTTCAACTCTTTCACGTAGCTTTGACTTTGATGTTAAGACTATCATGGTTGGTATAACTAACGTTACTACAGGTAAAGAAGCAGTTATGACTCAAATCACTACTGATGTTACTGCATATCTTGACACTATCTTCACTGATGTTGGTGCAACTTATGTAAGTAAGATTTATGTATTGAATGTACGTAGATTATCCGATGCTATAGTAGGTGTTGCAACCGATGATCTCTCTTCAGCTTATGTTGATAGAGATGATATTTACTATGCAGACGTGAGAATCAATGTTTCTGTAGCTTAATACAACTTATGAGGGTGTTTTAACACATTGTTACAACACTCTCATAAATTTTAACTATATTTGTATATTATAAACACTTAACAACAATAGATAACTATGAATAATAATAAACAAACTTTAGCTTTCTCCAGGTTAGGATCAATAGGGTTACCAGTTCCAACAAGGTTTGCTTCTCTTAATACTGTAGATGGTAAGTATATACCATATAGTGGTAATGGATTAGCTATACCTTCAACTAACACTTACCCTCAGACGTTAGCTGATATCGCGGCCAACTCACCTACTCATGGTGCAGCTTTAGGTAAGAAAGCATTACTAACTTATGGACAAGGTATGGACTTTGATTTATTACCTGAATCTCTTGTTACATTTCTATTGAATGTTAATGATAATGATGAAAGTATAAATGATATAATCAATAAGATGAGTTTTGATCTACCTACTTATGGAGGTATTGCACTTAAAGTAAGTTGGAACTTCAATAAAACTATTAACTCTATTGAACATGTACCATTTAAAGATGTAAGACTTGGTATTCCTGTTGATGGTAAGATTCAATCCTTTGTTATATCCAATGATTGGGAACAAAAGATGGATAAGTCATTAAGAGTTGAATATAGAATCAATAGATTTAATGCAGATAAAATAAATGAACCTACAATAGTTGATAATCTACCTGTTGGTGATGACACTACATTGGAGAATGCAAGTCAATTAGTATATTTCAAAGCATACTCAACAAGTGATCAAGGCTTCTATCCTATTCCTGATTATATATCATGTTTAGATGCAGCATTTACTGAAGAAACTGTTGGTATTTCAATGAGAAACCAGATAGTTAATGGTATAAATGGTGCCTACATTATAAGTACTGAAGAAGCTACTATATTAGATGATGAATCTAAACAACTTATAACTCAACAGATAGCTAACTTTGCTACAGGACCTCAAAATGCAGGTGGTATTATGTTCATGCCGGCCAATGTAAAGGTAAGTAATATGGAAGCTTTACCATCTGATGTATATACTGAAGTAAACAGTGAAGTAAGACAAAGAATAATTAGTGCTCATGGTATTCCTGCTATCTTAGTTGAATACTCTCAAGGTGGAGGTTTTAATAACCGTGCTGATGAAATGACTGCAGCTATTATATCTTTTCAAAATACAACTATAAAAGGATATCAACAACAAATACTAAGAGTTCTTAATGGAATATTTGACTATGTAACCACTGATGAATACAATGCTCAAATTACACCTTTCAGTATCAACTTCGATGAAACAACTGATACTATAGTGACAGATCAAGTAGTAGTTGAAGACTCAACATCATTATCTAATTCATAAACTTCAAACAAATAACAATGAGTACAAGTCAAGACATTATATATCAAAGAAGTATTGAAGTTACATTCATTACCGAACAAGATGTTAAAGTAAAAACTCCATTAAGCGCAAACAAAGTAACGACTTCCATTATAAATTACATAATGTTGAGTCAAGATATGCACATAAAGAAAGTATTAGGTTCTACTTTGTTTGATAAGTTAATGGCTGAATGGATAGTAGCTAATTATGATCCAACATTCTTACCTGTAGGCGATGGTGTTATAACTCCTATCATTGTAGGTGATACAATCAATTACAATGCATTGTATTTTGAGATACGTAAACCTCTTATTTGGTGGTCTTATGTATTAGCACTTCCAACTATCGCAATCAAAGTTGAAGAAGCAGGAATCATGTTGAACTCTACTGACTATTCTGAATCATCTGGAATGGTTGGACTTGATAGATTAGTAGCTGAAGGATCAATGATAGCCCGCTCTTACACAGAGCAACTACAAGAATATATGTGTGACACATTCAGTGATGATGTTGATGTAAACACTGAATCTAAAGATGTAGGTGGAGTATCTATAGGTATCTTCTTCCCATCAAACAAGTTCTACAACGACGATAAATGTTGTAGATAAACCTATAAATTAATCAATTCACTTAACACGTAAACACAAGACTATGTTTCATAAACTAAAAGAATACCTTGCCAATCCTAATATGTCTATATGGACAGCTTTAGTATGTTCAGTAACTGCTATGACAACTGATGAATGGGTTGCATTATTCTCTGCATTCGGCTTACTTGTATCAACTATATTTGGACTTGTTCAGAAAGCATGTGTTGAATATGCTAACTACAATGAGAATAAGATACAATCACAAGAAGATAGAGAATTAAACCGTATGAATGCAGAGAATGCATCAGAACGTTATAAGGTTGAGACTGAACTAATGCGTTTACAGATAAGCGATCATATTATTTCATCTGACTTAACTGATACCAATGCATAATCCAGAATTCTTAGACGCTGACTCTAATTCAATTGGAGTTATCATAATAATTATAATCAATCTTTTAGTGTTATTATCACATTGTTAACATGTTTGCATTTATTAAAACTTATTTTAACAGACTTAATGACTTCTTAATCGATAAGCGTGTAGGTTTATACCTATGCATCATCGTTATGATCATTAATTTATGGAACTCAACATTTAAAACCACAAATGAATGTGTGGAGACTTATTACTTCTATATAGATTGTATAGAGGAAGCACAGACTATTATAGATTTACATAATGAAAACTAACGAATGATAAGTAATATATTTCATATATTTTCACTTATTATATTGATATGGATACCTTTATTATATGTTTATAATAAGTATTCTAACAAGAAAAATAAATAAATGAGTAACTTATATTCAAGTTATATCGCAAGGGTTATATTAATATTGAGTTTTATTTGCAAGACTGATAGTAATATAACCCTTAGTTATTATATACTTTCACCTCATGTTGAATGTATCAATGATGTAAAGGTTGACACACCTTATGGGTTTAATGACATTAATCAGATAAGTAAGTTCGTCAGATATATTAAAACACAAAGTAACTTAAGTAATGAGTATGATGAACTAAGGCTGCGCGACGTGTATTACGTTATTCAAACTATAATAAATAGAATGAAAGATAAGAAATGTATTGATTTTAATCAGTATTTTAACACGCCGTCGATCAACCATTCACACTCAATTAAGATGCTCAAAACAGGCCGTTTAAGGACCTCATTTAACACTGACAACTATAATGATCGAACTATGATTCATATCCTTTATATGGTCATATACGACGTAATACCGGCCGAATACAAGCTTGACAATGACGTGTTATATTTCCATTCATTCAAAAGGTATTATAACCGTCCTCCTCATATTAAATCTAAATTCTTAATCAAGGCACGGCATAAGTTTTATTGTAAATAATCAATTTATATTACATGTTTTAATTCTTTGTGACATCTG